TCAAAGAAACTGGAAATAGTGGTTGACAACGATAAATAGGTGTGTTATAGTAAATACACAATAAGGAATTAGAGTAATGAAGAACACAAGACAAATAATATCTAATATATGGTGCCCACCTTTTGGGAGGGGTTTGTTTTGATGTGATTTATTTACATTAAGTTTTAAACAAGCCCCAAGCGAAAGCAAGGGGCTTTTTTTATGGGTGTGAAGTGTTACGGTAGCACGGCGGTCTCCAAAACCGTAAGCTGGGGTTCGACTCCCTACACGCCCGCCACGGAGCATAGCACAGCTTGGTAGTGCGCCTGGTTTGGGACCAGGAGGTCGTAGGTTCGAATCCTACTGCTCCGACCAATTTTACGGGCTCTTAGCTTAGTTGGTTAAAGCTGTCCGCTCATAACGGATCGATCGTTGGTTCGAATCCAACAGGGCCCACCAGGAGGGTATGGCAGAATGGCTATGCATCGGATTGCAAATCCGCTTATCTCGGTTCGACTCCGGGTACCCTCTCCAAGTTATTAGTTGACATATGAAACAATAGATAGTATAATTATATGTAAGCTATGAGAGGATTCTGATGTCAGAAGAATTAAAAATAACTGAAGTTACAGCTTTCCCTACATTGTTTTTAGGATTTGATTTAAGAGAATTGTATGACAAAGACAAAGTAGTAGAAGGAGTAGACAAACTAATTACTCCTCATGGCTTAATAGAGAGCAAAAATGAAGGAGACGGTAGCACATGGGGCTCTTCAAGTTATTTGGAAGAACATCCTGAACTGACGAATCTTATGCAGAGATGTGTGGATGCATATGTAGAGAAGTTGAAGTTAGAACCTCTTGGAATTTGGAATAGCTGGATTAACAAAGGAAGTCATGGTAGCAAAACAAATCCTCATCGGCATGAAGGCAGTGTAATCAGCGGTGCATTTTATCCTAAAATAGTAGGAGATAATCGAAATAGTCCACCTTTACAGCTTCATAGTCCACTAAAGCCTTATCATATGTCTACAATTTTTGTAGAACAAAACGAATATAATTCATATGTACAAGAAGTACCTGCATGGGAAGGCATGCTATGGTTATTTCCTAGTTGGTGTGAACATAGTACAGCAATAAATTACACCGAAGCGAGATATTGTATTAGTTTTAATACCTATCCAAGAAAATTTGAATCGTTAAAAAAAGTTGACTAATTTGAAAAAACGTGTTATACTATATAAACAATGGTAAAAGCAACTACAACATGCGGAGATTATATGAATGCTACAAAACGCATAGGTTTTGCATGCAAGTACATGCATCCAGATCAAACACAGAAGAAGAAACTGCTAGAAGAAATTCAGCGTCCGCTAAATACTCGTAGCACTACTGTTCAATGGTTGAATAGACAAACTGTAGATGTTGCTGAAGAACGCTTGTGGGATATTATGGTCCACAATATTGCGTCATATGGAAGGCTAATTGAATATGTGGGATCTCTTACTCCAGAACTTAGAATGGTCCGATTGGGTAGCGATGTACTTCCTGTTTATACCCAGCCTGACTGGTCTTATTTTTGGCGCAAGCCTGATGTGGTGGCGTACTGTGAAAAACACTTCGCAGAAGTTGGTAGACGAGCAAGAGAGCTCGATGTTAGACTCAGCATGCACCCAGGCCAATTTACAGTCCTTGCTTCAGATAGTGAAGAAATAGTTGAACGTAGTATAGAGGAGTTTGAATATCATGTGGATTGTATCAGATGGATGGGCTACGGCCAACAATTCCAAGACTTTAAGTGCAACGTACACATCTCAGGTCGCCAAGGTCCAGCCGGTATCAAAGCCGCCCTCAAGCGACTCTCGCAAGAGGCGAGAAACTGCATCACAATCGAAAATGACGAAAACAAATGGGGCATCGAACACAGCCTCGAACTTGCAGACGACCTCGCACTTGTACTTGACATACACCACCACTGGTGTCGTGAAGGAGAATACATCAGCCCAACCGACAATAGATTTGCTCGCGTAATAGATAGTTGGCGTGGTGTGCGTCCTGTAATACATTACAGCTACAGTAGAAACGAGCATTTGCCCGAAGGCTATGCACACGATACAATGCCTAGTATGAGTAGGCTACTAGAAGCAGGACACAAGAAAGCTAAACTTAGAGCTCATAGTGATTACTATCCTAATCGTCTTGTAAATGATTATGCACTATCATTCTTAGACTATGCAGATATTATGTGCGAGAGCAAGTGTAAAAATCTTGCTAGTATCGAGCTACATAAATACTACACAGGAGAACAGTATGACATACTTGAACAAGATGTACGGTCGTTCAGCGCCGTCGCCTAAAGAATCAAACAAAAATCCAAACAGAGTTGCAGGCGGTATTAGAGGTCAAGGGGCTGACACTATCGCAATGTTAGGCGAAGATGGAGTTGAAAGAATTTTGCCTACACAAAAGTATGTCCAGGCGTTAGAAGAGCAAATTCGAAAGCAGCAGGCTGCTATTAATGTTCTCGAACGTAAGTTGAATAGGATTTCAACTGCTCAAGATCAGCTGGCTACTAGAATTACTTCTTCTTAGAATGTAAATCCTTAAATTCTTTAATCATATTGACTTTTGTTTTGCGTCTATCAAGTTCTACACCATGTGTACGAGCTAGTTCTTCCAACTCTTTTTTGGTTAATCCTTTTAGTACGCTATCAGCAGGAAACTTTTTAGGTGCTTTTCCTGTGTCTACTACACCAGCTTTGATTACAGGCTCTTTCTTTACAGGTTCTGGGCCTTTAAACAAGTTTGCTAAAAATTTGAACATAATCCTTTCTCCAGTTTGGGTTAATAATGTCAACTTTATTTATAAGTATGCATATAACTACATTTAGATAGTGGCTTAAATAGTAGTGTTAACAAACTAATGGAGAAACATAATGAACCCAATTGATTGGATCAAAGCTCGACTTGAAGAACGTACATCATGGGATGGTGCAGCACTTATTGCACTTGGAATTGTTGTACTTATTGCAAAACCTTTAGCAGGTATCTTAGCATATGCGGCAATTGCATATGGCGCTTGGACTATTTGGAAACAAGAAGACTAGTTCGTTGGTTAAGCCTAACACAACTTTTAAATTATCAGTAAGAGACATAGAAGTTATTGAACAAGCATTGCGGGCGAAGGCAGGTCGAAGAGGCTTAGCTATTGCTGAAGGGGAGACTTCTCCCCAACTAAGAGAAGAAATGAAAGAAATACAAGAACTACTAGGAAGAATATACCATCAGAAAAATTGGTATCGCCCTAAAGGTAAATTCGTAAGCGGCTAAAGTTTACCAATAGGCGTAGTACTAGAAGCAGTCATATTCCACACTTGTTTCTTTTCTACGCCTTTTTTTTGTGCAAACCTTTTTGCATCGCAACTACTACACACATGGAAATAGTTATTTGTTAACCGCTTAGGATCCATAGATCCTCTAGGTCTAGTAAATTCAGTATCGCAACTGTCGCACCTTAGTACTACAAAAGTTTGAAATCTATTGTATCTATGTGTGTTTCCTAGCTTGCTAGTACGTGTGTGCCGGGTTTCTTTTTTAAATTCTTTTAAGAACATAACTATATTTAACATTAAGATTATAAAACTGTTCGATAAATACATATGAATTAAGGAGCTCCAATGACCATTTGCACACTAACTGAAGCAGCCAAACAACAAGTCAACACATTATGCGAAGAAAATAATTGCTATGCAGTTAGTTTAAACCTCTCTGGTGGCGGCTGTGCAGGTTTCCAGTATGACTGGAATTCTGTAGAAAAAGAGGAAGACGTAGAGAAAATGGATATTACTATTGATACAGGATCGGGGAATTTTGTTATTGGAGCTCATAGTATAATGTTTTTAGCAGGTACAGAAGTAGATTATGTAAAATCTTTTGTAGGACAAACATTTGAGATTAGAAACCCAAATACAAAATCAGAGTGTGGATGTGGAGTGAGCATTAACTTTGATATGGATAAATTAGATAACTCGCTGGCAACAGCGGTATAACGGAGCATTTAGAGAATGGCAAAGCAAAATGTAGACATTGGTGTAGAAGGTAATGACGGCACTGGTGATAGTATTAGAGAATCGTTTCGTAAGGTAAACGAAAACTTTACTGAACTGTATGCTGTATTTGGTATTGGTGGACAAATATCTTTTACAGATCTAAGTGATACACCGTCAACATATCAAGGTAACGAAAATAAAGTGCCTGCCGTTGCTGGTGATGGCAGTGGTATGAATTTGTTACAACTTGCTTCTAATAATGCATTAGATGGTACTATTGATACTATTGGTTTTGATTACAGTGTAAGTGGAAAACTTATTATTAGACAACTTGTATCCAAAGTGTCTAATGACCCAATACCTGTATTAGGTGGACCGTTAGATGCGGCAACTCAGCCAATTGCAAACGTAGCAGTAACGCAAGCAGCTATTGATACATTTAATGCTGTACACAATACACAGTATACAGTTTCAGACTTAGTTATTAACAAAGCGTATGCTGACAGCAATTATCAAACTAAAGACGTGCCAGGTGGCGGAATTAGATTAGCAGATGAGCCTAGTGATGCTTCAGCTTATACAATTACCATTACTAGTCTAAACTTAGGCAACATGATAGTTAATAATCATGGATTGCCTGGTTCATATACTGGTTCTCCTTTTGTTTGGACTTCAACTGGTACTGATCCTACAAATGTTACTACCGGTCAGCAATATTTTATAAGAGTTATAGATGCTAATACACTAAGCTTCCATTCTACATCAACAGGCGCAATTGCTGGAACTGGTAGACTATTAATGTCAGGTGGTTCAGGAACGTTTACTATTAGAGATGCTGCTTATGATTCTTCACTTAGTGGTAATTGGTTAAACAATGTAGCACTTCCTAGAAAATCAGTAGTACGTAGACAAGGTGATACAATGACAGGTGCTTTAAACTTGTTTGATCATCCAGGCGAACTTTCAGGTAAAGGTACACCATATGGTCCAGATGACTTACAAGCAGTATCAAAACTATATGTAGACAATGTTGCGGCTACTAGTGATGTAAACATATTTGTTACTATGAAAGGTGATGACACACAACGCTTTACTCCAGATGGAAAGCAAGGTCGTGCAATTGGATATGCATACAAAACTATAAATGCTGCATCAAGAAAAGCTGAAGAAATAATTATTTCGGCACCGCCTGAGCCAGGTCCGTATATGCAGACACTGACTTACAACACAGGTGTTAATTTATCAACAATTAATACAGCAGGTATTACTTCACCAATTAGCGGTCGAACAAATGCTAGAACACTTATTATAAACAACAAAGAATTTGTTGCTAAAGAAGTTACAGCATACATGAATGCAACATATCCAGATCATGTAGGTGATTATAATGAAGAAGATTTTGAAAAGCGTATTGAAGAAATACTTGATAGTGTTTCTTTAGATTCTTTGTTAGGAAACAACGCAAACTTCTTATCTAGATATGCAGGTTTAACTTACTATGCAAGCGTTGAAGGCCAAACACTCATTGGTACACAAAAAACAGAAACAGTTGCAGGTATTACCTATGCTAAAAATATTGTTAAAAATTATATTTTAACAAACACAGCAGTACCAACAAGTTATCAAACACAAGTTACACAATTTATAAACGGTTCAATCACTCCAGATGCGACTGCTGACGATGCTATCGATGCAAAGTTTCAAATTGTATTAGATGTAATTAATAATGGAGCATTGAATGCTCCGCAAATTGTTGATGGTACAACGACCTATAAGATTAATGCAAACAATGGTAACTTTGGTTTCTTAGATCAAGCTAATCCAAACAACACAGATGTTATTCCTGGTAAAGTTATAAGAGGTAAAACATCTGGTGCTATCGGACTGATGGTAGATTATAAACACGAGTCTGGATCACGAGCAGTAAGTATTGCTACTACAGACGAAATTGAACTACAATTATTAAAACCAATTGAATTTATACCAGGTGAAGAATTAGAATACGGTAACGTACAAAATGAAACACAGGTTGTAATTGTTGTTGAGTCAGGCATTTATGACGAAGACTTTCCAATTAAAGTTCCAAACAACGTTTCTATTAGAGGTGACGAGCAACGTAGAGTTATTGTAAGACCTAAGAATAGAATATCTCAATCAAGATACGCTGATACGTATTTCTATAGAGACGCTGAATTTGATGGTATGGTTCTAGGTGTTTCAGAAATAAACACACTTAGATTTGAAACTCAAATTAATTCATCTAGAACAGCAGGAACCTACACTGTAACTAGTGCTAATATGACTACAAGCAATATTGGCACTGGAGCAACTTTAACAATTATAATTGATAGTAATGGTGCAGTAACATCTGCAACTCCTACAGTAAAAGGTAAAAACTTTGTTAAAGAAGAATTAATTACTATTGAAGACTCTCAGTTAGGTAGTGGCGGCGCACCCGCAATTAATATTACTGTTGATACTATTCTTAATGGTGACGTGTATAAAAACCCGCTCACAGGAACATTTGATGGATACTTTGGTTATCACTATTTAGAAAAACCAGGAAGTTTAAAAAATATAGGCGCTGGTTACACTAACGTAGGAAACTGGGAAACATCGGCACTTACATTTATTGACAACAAAGAATTTATTCAAGAACAGGTCGTAAACTATATTGAAACGACATATCCTTCATTGCCAGCAGGAGCAGTATATTCTAGGGCAAAATGGTTCGGTTGGACTGGACAAATAGTTGATGCTATTATAAAAGATTTAAGATTAGGTGGTAATGAATTTGTTTTGCAAGAGCAAGGCGACATTTACCAAGAAGGTTTAACTAGTCCAAATCTAATTAGCAGTGTACATGACGAATGGGTAGCAGGTGTTGCACACATATACACAATGGCAAACAAATTGCTACAAGGACAAGCACCTAGTACATTATACAACCAATCGGGCGGGACTGCAAGTGATAGAGTATATGCACAAGATTTAACTAATGGTGATTCTGCTCCAGCTACTTGGACTACAGGTAAATTATACAAATTGCAAGATGTAGTTAAATTTACATCAGCAGGTGTTATAAGATATTATGTTCCAAAACTGCAACATACTTCTGGTGTTACATTTGATGCAACAGAAATTGCAACATATTGGACTGAAATAGATACAATAGATACTACTATACTTAATTTTATAAACTCTGTAAACTTTGCATTTAATACATCTTACAATCCACCTAAGCACAATAGAGATCAAGACGTATTTTTATTAAACGATGCTACTATTCTACGTAATATGACTGTGCAAGGTCATGGTGGATTTATGGGTGTGCTTGATCCAGATGGACAAATACTTACTAAATCACCGTACATACAAACAGGATCTAGTTTTGCTGCAAGTTTAAACAAGCAAGCATTTAGAGGCGGACTATATACAGATGCATTTGTAGGTAACTCAGCTATTCAAGTTACTGGCAGAGTAAGTAATGATCCTTTTACTCTAAATATTAAAAGTTTAGGATCACAATCACAACCACAAGGGTTGTTTGTAAGAAAACCGCAAACTCCTTGTGCGTTTTACATTGATGGCAGAAGATTCCAAGTTAACGCAATTACAAATTATGATAAATCATTAGGAACAGCTATCCTTGTACTAGACAGAAGTTCAAATAGCGGTACAGGATTTACAGGCACTACTAGTGAACTTATTACAGGATTTAATCTTACACAAGTAGGAACATTTCAATTTGAAGTTGCTAAATGCGAAAGAGATACAGGTTATATTTTAGACGCTGTACAGTTTGATTTAGCACTTGGCACAAATTATAACGCGGTAACAAACGGATTAGCATATCAACGTAACGTTGTAAGTACATACTTACAATCAAATCAAAAAGCACAAACTATTGCAGCTATCCAAGTTACTAAAGCTAAAACTGCCGCACTATCAAGTGTTGCAGGTGACGCAACAGCATTATCAAGATCAAATGCTGCTTTCGATGAAATTATTGATATACTTGACAATGGTGCATTAGGAACTGAAACTGCTGCAGATACAATTACTTTCTCAGCACCGAGTGCATTACCTTACGCTAAGTCAGTAGAAGCACGTACAAAGCTACAAGAAAATAGAACATTTTTAGGTGCAGAAGCAGTAGCATTTATTAATCTTAATAGTCCAGCACCAGGATATGATGAAGTTAAATGTGCTAGAGATGTAAGATTTATTATTGATGCTATTACTTACGATATCAACTACGGTGGTAATACTGCATCAAGACAAGCCGCACGTTCATATATTGATGATGGTGTAGCTGTATTAGCAGCAGCTGAAGTTACTCCAACAGTTAATGCAATGAATCATATTAAAGGATTATTGTCAGATATTGTAAACGGCGTAAGTTTTACTAAATCAACAGGCAACGCAGAAACACAGGTAACAGCAGGCTTAACAGCTGATGCTACTACAGCAACACAATTAGGTGTGTTGATTGATATTATAATCAATGTAATTCAAGCATCAAACTTAAACAGTGTACCAGCAATTGTTAAACCATCGATTACATGGGCAACAGCAGGACTACAAGCTGCACATGGTGCAATTGACACTAACAGAGCATTAATTATTAGGCAAACTGTGCAAAGTGTTGCATCGCCGATCGACATTACACTACAAACAGCTGGTAACAGAAGTATGTTAGGTAATGACTTTACACAAATTAACGACTTGGGCTATGGTCTAGTTGCTGTAAACGGTGGCATATCAGAAATGGTATCTATGTTTACATACTACTGTCATGTAAGTTACTATTCTAAAAACGGTTCTCAAATTAGATCTTTAACAGGGTCTAGTTGTTACGGCGAATTTGGATTAGTTGCTGAAGGATCAGATCCAAACGAAATTCCAGACGCTGTATCTCTAGCAGAAGATATGGTTATGCCGGGCAAGATATTCTCAGCTTCAGTTATATTACAAACTACAGGACCTGTAGTTGGCGTAGCCGGCGAAACATTTACACAAGCATCAACAGGTGCAACAGGTGTAGTTGTTATATCAACAGGTGCTAACGGTAATAGTCAAATTTATTTACGAGATACTACAGGAAGTTTCGACACAACAAACACAATTACAGGAAGCACCACAGGCGCATTAGGTGCTAACAGTGTACCCCTTTCAGTTGATGCAACAGGTTACACAAACGCAGCAGCTACAGCTTATATGTATGTGTATGATATGAAAGATGTACCGTCAAACAGATCAGAATTTGATATCTATCATACTAATGCATCACCAAATGCTGTACTAGGAAGATACGAAGTAAGCAATGTAGAATTAGCTACTCCGCACCTGGGTGCATTTAATGGAGTAGGTGTAGGTGGCACACCGCCCATTACAGCAACACAGACCGTTGCAGAAGCTGGAGCTACTGGTGCAAGATTCCAAGTACGCAAAACAAAAACTGATGGATATACTGTTGTAATTAAAACACCAGGTACAGATTATAGAGAAAATGATACATTCTTAGTTACAGGTGATAAGCTAGGCGGAGCAACTCCTGCAAACGATGCTACTATTACAGTAACACAAGTTGATGCGGGAGATAGTACTCCAAGCACAGGTGCAATAACAGGCGCAAGTATCTCGGGTACAGCTCTTACTACAACAGATGACACGCCAACTTACAGTGGAGCAGTTTATAAATTAAACTTCTCAACATCATCTGCACAATATGCACAAAACGGTATTGTTGCATCTCCAACGCACAACGATCTTATAAACTATAGACGCAACGAAACACATATATTTAATGACTTAGCACAGCCAGATTTACTTACTATTAGACCAAGTACTGCGGTATTGTTTAATGAGAATCCAGGAAACTTTTATAGATCAATATCATTTTTAACTAGCAACAGTTTAGGTACAACATTAGGTGCTAATAGTATCCAAGCAGGATTTGATAGTGGGTATGATTATATTAGATTAACTATCGATAATACTAGAGCAGCGGAAACAGCATTAAGCGGCACTGGAACTACTAAAGGTGCAACAGCAGGTGATGTTAGACTAGCACTTCAAGCAGTAGCAGATGCTAACGAGAAATTTAGACTTAACAATAATGCAAGGACACCTGAAGCATACAGACCAGTAGGTTGGTCAACTTCGACGTTAACTGAAGCTCCAATTATTTCTTGGAAAGGTAAGAAACATTATGTTTACAACTATAGAGGTGTAACAGGCGGAGGCGCAGAACAAGTATCAGCTTCAGATGATGTTTACGCTATTGTTGATCTAGCTGAAGTAGGAGAAACAATTAACTCTACTAATGCAACAGGTATACATGGCACAGTTGTATTGTCAGGGTTAACTAACACTATTAGAGCAGGTTTACAAGCAGGAGCAACAGGTACAGTTACAGTTAACATTTCAACTTGTAGAGCTACAGGACATGATTTCCTAGATATAGGTACAGGCGGCTTTAATGCATCAAACTATCCAAACTTTATATTTGGACCTCCTGGAGAGAAGAGTGAAGCTAATGAAGTTGTAGAAAAGAACAAAGGTAGAGTATTCTTTGTAAGTACAGATCAAAATGGTATTTTCAAGGTTGGTAAATTCTTCCAAGTTGACCAAGGTACTGGTACAGTTACATTTAGTGCAAGTATTGCACTTAGCGATGTTGACGGACTAGGATTTAAACGTGGTGTTGTTATTACTGAATTCTCAACAGATACAGCAATGACAGATAATGCTTCAGACACAGTGCCAACCGAAGGTGCTGTACGGGGATATGTAAACAGACGTTTAGGATATGATGTTAATGGTACAGCAGTAAGTAACAAACTAGGACCAGGCGTACTTGCACCAAATGGTGTTGTACCAATGACGGGTGATTTAAATGCTGCAAGTAATACAATTACAAACTTAAAAGCACCGGCACAAGATAGTGATGCTGCAACAAAGGTATATGTTGATAATATTGCTGGTTCTACATCAGTAGAAGATCTAAGAAGTTCTGAATACAATGACTATGCTTTAGGTAACTTGTTTGTTGCTACAGGCGAAAAGAAACTTATTATAAATGCAGGATCGATTGTAAGTGGACCGTTTGTACAAGGACAAACTATAAGTGGTAACAACAGTGGCGCCACAGGTACTATTGTTGACTTGAAAACTACAGTAGGTGTTGAAGGTAATGTTATTGAAATAACATACACTCCTGTTACAGGAACATTCCAAGACGG